TATTAAATAAAACCCGTGAGGAGGTAGCTCGTGATAACGTTACTCAAGCAGAAATTGACAAAATTATGGCTCATATTGACCAACGCTTTAACAAGCTTGAAGTCAAAATTGACCAGCTTATTCAAGGCAAAATAAATGCCTAGCGTGAGCAAAAAACAACATAATTTAATGGCGGCTGTGGCTAATAACCCAAAGTTTGCCAAAAAAGTAGGAGTACCTCGCTCTGTCGGTGAGGAATTTTTAACTGCCGATAAAGGCAAAAAATTTAGGAGTGGTGGCGAAATGAAAAAGAAAATGCGTAAATTCCAAGACGGCGGAGAAACAGCTCGTGAATCATCTGGCGGGATGGAATATTTAAAAAGTCTGACAAGAGCAGAGCCACCAAAAAGTGGTGTAGATAGATTGCGTTCCGACATTAAAGCTGCTGGTCGTGCAGGAATGTCTGCTGCAAAAACTGCTGCGGAATCAATCCCAGTTGTTCGTGGAGCCAAAGAACTTGCTTCACGGGTTGGTCAAAAAAGTATGCCCAAATCTTACGATGAAGAAAAAGGCATGAAAAAAGGCGGTAAAGTCCATTCTGATATTGCAAAAGATAAACCCATGATGAAAAAGGTGGCTGCTAAAGCTGTAAAAGGTCATGAAAAGCGTATGCACAGCATGGCTAAAGGCGGTGGCATTGAGATCAAAGGCAAGACTAAAGGCAAGATGATTAAGATGGGCAAAGGCGGAGCTTGCTAACATGGCTAATTTTCCAGACCTTAACGATGACGGTAAAGTAACTCGTGCAGATATCCTTAAAGGACGTGGCGTAGAAGGTTTTAAAAAAGGTGGTATGCAATCTGGCGGCACAGTCGATGAAGACGGCAGAGTTATGGATAAGCAAACCATGAAAAACCAAAAGGCTTATGAAAACTATGAGCGTGAACAGTCTGACGCCCAGCGAAGACTAGAAGAGCGTGATAAGAGCATGATTGAAGGCGCTCGTAAAGTTAAGGAAAAGATTAAGAAAGTACTACCTTTCAAAAAAGGTGGAAGCGTTTCCAGTGCATCTAAGCGGGCTGATGGTATTGCTATCCGTGGAAAGACCAGGGCGTAATGACTAAGCCTGTAGAACCTGTTGATCCATCTCCAAAAGTAGGGGAAGGAAAGTCCTTTATTGAAAGGATGCAACGGGGTATGAAGAATGACGATCCTGAGATCAAAAAGCAGTTTGCTGAAAGGTTAGAGAAGTATGTTAACGAAGGCAAAGTGCTAAATGAACAAAGGAACGAATATAAAAGGAACTTAGGGACTAGCCCTATTCCTAGCGGTGGTGGCGGTGGACCAGCTTTAGGTGATATTGAAAAGATGATGAGTAGCAGAATTAAGAAGCCAAACTACAAAAAGGGTGGAAACGTTTCCACTGCATCTAAACGGGCAGACGGTATTGCTATTAGAGGAAGGACAAGAGCTTGAGACCAAGTAGAGGTATGGGCGCCATAATGCCCACTAAAATGGGTAAACCTAAGCGTAAGGCTCGTAGGGACGATACTGACTTTACTCAATACAAAGAGGGCGGTACGGTTAATAAAGCTGGTAACTATACGAAACCTAGTATGCGGAAAGCTTTATTTAACAAGATTAAAGCGTCTGCCACGCACGGTACGGGTGCTGGTCAATGGTCGGCTAGGAAAGCACAGCTCCTAGCTAAAAAATATAAGGCGGCTGGCGGTGGCTATAAATGAGTGGTTTAGCAAAATCTCAACGTTCTTTAAAGGCTTGGGGCGACCAGAAATGGACAACCAAGTCAGGGAAGAAGTCGTCCGAGACGGGCGAAAGATACCTGCCAAAAAAAGCAATCGAAGCCCTAAGCTCACAGGAGTACGCAGCAACAACACGAGCAAAACGAGCAGGAAAAGCACAGGGGCAGCAGTTCGTGCCGCAGCCCAAAAAGGTAAAAGCAAAAGTAAAGCCGTATCGAAAGGTTAAGTAATGTCTACATCTGGAACTACAGCTTTTAATCTAGACCTCAATAACCTCATAGAAGAGGCTTTTGAGCGTTGTGGTACAGAATTGCGTACGGGTTACGATATGCGGACTGCCCGCAGGTCTTTGAACCTGTTGACCGTAGAGTGGGCAAATCGTGGTATTAATCTCTGGACGATTGAGCAAAGTCAGATTCCAATGGTAACTGGACAAGGAATTTACCCTATTCCAATTAATACAATTGACCTTTTAGATACAGTTATTCGTCAGAATAATGGTGTTGCCAGTAATCAAATTGACATCAATATTAGCCGTATTTCCGAGTCTACTTACTCGACAATCCCCAATAAACTAACGACTGGGCGTCCTATTCAGATGTGGTTTAACCGCCAATCAGGACAGTCAAATGCGACCGCAGTGTATTTGGCACAGTCTATTAACTCGACTGATACCTCCATTACGGTGAGTGATGCTAGTAACCTTCCTATTGGCGGGTTTGTCAAGATAGATAACGAGACAATTAGCTACGCTAACGTCATTGGAAATGTTTTAACTAACTGCTATCGTGGTCAAAACGGCACAACCGCAGTAGGTCATACAGCTAGTCCCACTAACCTTTTGACAATACAGAACCTTCCGTCTATTAACGTTTGGCCCACACCCGATGCTGGTGGTGGTCCGTATACTTTTGTGTATTGGAGGTTGCGTAGGATTCAAGATGCTGGATCTAACGGTTCTGTAGAACCTGATATTCCCTTTCGCCTATTACCTTGTATGGTGGCTGGATTGGCTTTCTATATGGCTCAAAAGCTACCAGATGGACAGGCACGAGTGCAATTTTTAAAGCAAGAATACGAGGAGCAGTGGCTCATGGCTTCTACGGAGGACAGAGAGAAAGCTTCTTCTAGGTTCGTTCCTAGGACGACATTCTATGCCTAGAAAAGATGCCAAAGCTCGTAAAGAGTATGAAAAACATTATAGAGAAAGCAATATTGAAAAAGTGCTTGCTTACAATGCGGCTTATCGGGAGAAGAATAAAGAGTTAATTGCTGAAAAAAGGCGTCTTAGAGCAGTAGAAAATAAAGAGTATGCTAAAAATTACAGAGTAACAAATAAAGATAATGTGCAAAAATCTAAGAAAAAATATGTTCAGAATACACGGGCTAATATAAATAGTTATGCGGCAAGAAGAAGAGCAGAAAAAGTACAAAGAACACCTAAATGGTTATCAGATATAGACTTTGATAGGATAAATAATGAGTATCGTTTAGCTGATCTTTTATCAAAACTGACTGGGGAGCCGTGGCACGTAGACCATGTTATACCTTTAAAAGGTAAACTTGTTTCTGGGCTACATACCCCAAGCAATTTACGTGCTATTAAAGGCGCTGAAAATATGAAAAAGCGTAACGAATTTGAGGTAAGTTATGCCTAATAAGTATAGTAGTGGCAAATTTGCGATTGCCGAATGTGACCGATGTGGTCAGCGGTATAAGCTAAAGGAGCTACGGAAGTTAGTTGTAAAGCAACAAATTAAGAATATTAAGGTTTGCCCTAGCTGTTGGGATCCAGATCAACCGCAGTTGTCGTTAGGGATGTACCCAGTTGACGACCCACAGGCTGTACGGGAACCACGCCCTGATATAAGCTATCAGGTATCTGGAAGTAGCGGTTTACAACTGAATGGAAGTAACGATAATACTGAAGAAGGTGTTGGTTTTCCAGAAGGTGGTAGTAGAATATTTCAGTGGGGATGGAACCCTGTTGGCGGTGCTAGAGACGATGGATTAACCCCCAACAACTTAGCCCCAGAAGGTCAGGTAGGCAGTGTAACGGTAACAACAACATAAGGAGTTGAAAATGTTTAAGAAAGACGCAGATGGGATTGCTAAAAAAGGCAAGACTGAAGGTAAAAATTTAGGTGACTCAGGTCCTAAAGTTCTGGGCATGAAAGCTAAACCCAAGATGGGCGGTAAAGACCAGATGGACATGAAAAAGATGGGTCGTGGTTTGGCTAAGGTTAAGAACCAAATGATGCGTAAAGCTGGAAGGGGTCGATAATGGCTCACTATTCTAAAAAAGTAATGGGCAAGGAAGTTGGAGACGCTAAAGTCTATGCTCCTCCCCATACGATGAAGGGTAAGACAATCTCTGCTAAAGGACTGACTTCTAAAGGTATGACTGGCGCACAAGAAATGGCGACTATGAATATCTCGGTTGACGGTATTAGCAAAGGTAATGGTAAACCCGTAAATCAATACGGCAAGATTGAGATGCGTGGTGCTGGTGCAGCAACTAAAGGTCGTATGTCTAGCGGGAAGATGGGATGAACTACACGCAGTTAACTTCTGCTATTAAAGGGTTCGCAGAGAACGACTTTCCTACAACTGTAGGGTCGTTTACATCGCCTGAGCAGATTGCCCGCTTTGTCCAGCTTGCAGAACAGCGTATTTATAACACCGTTCAGTT